GAAACTTTATTCCTCAGGTAGTCTCTGAACCTTTCCTAGATGTATCTAGGACTTGGCTGCTGATTGCCCACTTGGGGTTTCCAGCAATTCATCCGATTTAAAGAGCGCAATACCCAAATCTACGCTCATGCATCACTTCCATACCCAGACCACCACGATTCAGAATATCTGCCCAAGTATTAATTACATGACCTTGGCTATCTTGGATTGACTGATTGAAGTTGAAACCGTTCAGGTTGAATGCCATCGTGCTAACTCCAAGAGCAGTGAACCAAATACCAACAACAGGCCAAGCAGCCAAAAAGAAATGTAGAGAGCGAGAGTTGTTGAAGGACGCATATTGGAAAATCAAACGACCAAAGTAACCATGGGCAGCAACAATGTTATAAGTCTCTTCTTCTTGACCAAACTTATAACCATAGTTCTGTGACTCATTTTCAGTGGTTTCACGAACCAGTGAAGAAGTAACCAGAGAACCGTGCATAGCAGAGAACAGTGAACCACCAAAGACACCAGCAACTCCAAGCATATGGAAGGGGTGCATCAGGATGTTGTGTTCTGCCTGGAACACAAGCATGTAGTTGAAAGTACCAGAAATGCCAAGAGGCATAGCATCAGAGAAAGAACCTTGACCAAAAGGATAGACCAGGAATACTGCAGAAGCAGCAGCAACAGGTGCAGAGTATGCAACGCAGATCCAGGGACGCATACCTAGACGGTAAGAAAGTTCCCATTCACGACCCATATAAGCATAGATGCCGATGAGGAAGTGGAATACAACGAGTTGGAAAGGACCCCCATTATAGCAGTCGGGGGAACCATATGTTTCCATATGGACTGGACTATATCTTCATCTTATTTTTTATAAGATGTCGGGCGCTAATCTGGTATTACTCAACACGCCTGTCGAACCCAGTAGTCTCTGAACCTTCCACAGAAGCGTCTGTGGCTTGGCTGCTGATTGGCATATTCTCTAAAACCCAACTACAAGAAATACCACTTGTTAAAAGTCTATTTCCATTAGCAACACTATTAAGATGAGAAGGATAAACATTTATCCCATACTTTTCCAAAATAACAGAGCAAACAGTTTTAAGTGTCTTATCTTCATTTGGATTGTAAATTACATCTCCAAGATGATTACCAATAGTTCGTTCAGTTAGTTTTTCGTAAATATGAAATACTTTACTGTATTTTCTATTAGTAAGTGTTTCTTGTGTTGCATTTTTTGGATTTTTATAGGCATAGTTGATAAGATTTTTACCAATTTTTTGCCTTACACTTTTTGGTTGTTTGAGAGCAGCAGACCGAAGTTGTCCGCTTTCTTTTGCAACCTTACCACCTTTCTTACCTGCAAGAGAAATAACTTGATGAATTATTTCTTCTTTTTGAGAATAACCTGCAAGTGCCCTCCAAGCAATCTTATCTTCTTCGTTTCCCCAAAGACGCCAGTTACAATAATGAAACATAGCGTGTTGAGTTGTAGAAACTTCTACAAGATTTTGAGATTCGTTAGAACCACCAAGATATTTTGGAGTAAGGTGATGTTTGTGTTTCATAAGAGAACTTAGCTTTCCAGCAATTCACCCAATTTAAAGTGACCCAATATTATTTATAAAGCCACTCATCAAGAGAAGCAGCATCCCAGATGCTGTAAAAGTGCAGTCCAATTGCGTTGGACGAAGGAATAACAGCACCAGAGATGATGTTGTTTCCATACATTAGAGAACCAGCAACGGGCTCCCTAATACCGTCAATATCGACCGGTGGGGCTCCAATGAACGCAATAATGAAGCAAGTAGTCGCAGAGAGAAGGCAAGGAATCATAAGGACTCCGAACCAACCAACATAAAGACGGTTATCGGTTGAAGTCACCCAGTTACAGAATTGTTCCCAGGTATTTTCGCCAGAACGGCGTGAAGCGATTGAAGCAGTCATTTGTTTAAAACGTTAGTAAGACCATCAGGGAAATGGTGGAGTTACTATTTCCCAGTCACCCTCAGACTGGGTATGAGAGACGTTTTTATACACCCATAGGTCTCGGTTATCGGGTGTTTGACAATGTTAAGAAATATGAGTATTCCGTAACATTTGTTTACCTATTTATCATAGCACGGTCTTTTGGTTCCGTCAAGCACTAGGTAACACTGACCACTGAATATCAAAAGGATTGGATTGAACCTCTGGCAAATCTCTAAGTTCCTGACGATATAATGCCCATTGCTCTTTATTTTCAAGTCCCAAATCATAATCACTGATTTGAGTCCAATCACTATCTTTAAGTAATTGATTTCTTTGTTCTCTTACCTTGTCCCACTGATCTTCAAGTTCTTGAGTATTATAAGGTCTTACAATAAATTCTGTTCCAGTCCATTCAACAGTTTCTGTTTTTGAATCATATGTTGGATATTCATAAGGACCAGAATATCCTGCAGCAGAAATTTCATCAGCAGTAAATGTTGATGGATCAGTTCTTGTAAATCCATCTGGGAATTTGAGTCTAAATGGAAGTGGTTCTGGTTTTGAACCTTTGAGTGAATAAAGAGTCATTTGAGTATTATTATTTTGTTATTATTATTTACTATGTGATGCGGAAGGGCAGGGGCTCAGGGCGAGCGCCGTTGAGGGAGTAGAGGATGCTCATTTGACGTATATCCAAACAGTGTGATCTGTTGTAGTTCCATCTTGTGTGTAACTCCTACCCGCGTCGCTACGGGTAATGTTTCCTTTCCATCCGTAACTTCGACTACCGTCAACACGACAACTGATCCCGCCAGAGGCTTCCCCTGATGGGAGAACAGCACACAATCGACCACCGTCCCCTGAATTGATGCTTATCGTTAATCCAGAGTTTAGATACAATGTACTTGTATTAAAGGTTGCAAAGCTGCCTGAGCTACCTAGAACACTTGATACAATGTTATTGCTAGTCGATTCGAAAGTGTTAAATAGTGAGCGGAAAGTTGAATTAGTTGTAAGCGCGTATCGCTTTGCTCCCAAAGAACCTGAGTGGTTTTCCACTATCATCATGCTTGTGAATGCATAATAATCAAACATAGGGTTTTTTGCGTTTGCCTTGGTAGTACCACTAGAGGTGCTCCCTAGAGTTGAAATACTAACAAAGTGGTTTGTCCCGGTTGCACCACTCATGCTGCTGTCTCCATTCCACCAGTCCGCGCCATCTCCGTTGACATTTGTGACTATCCAGGTAAGCGCCCAAGGCCCGCCAGTGGTATCGCAATCTGTGTAAGCTTCAAATGACGCACCTGTGTATCCCGCAGGCTTGTAGTAGTAAACGCCTGAAGATCTGCCAGTGGCCTGCGCTGGAGTTTCAAAGGGAGATCCTGGCGTTCCGTCAGCAAAAAATGGCCAATTACTGGCATCTTTGTATCGCACTTGTTCGTTTAATGTCCACACTCCTTCTGCGGCCGCAGTGGATGCTGCCCTCGTCTTTCCAACCAACCCACCGTTGAAGCCAATCATCACGCGATCTCCTCGTATCCGATCACCAGCTCTAGGTCGCTAGCTGCACTTGCCAGAGCGCGGATCGAATCGCCTTCTTCTAAGTAGAAGTACGTTTCCTTGGTGCTGAGCACTTGTGTGGCATCAGCAGGAACGGCAATCGTTTTGGCGATGTAGCGATCAGTTGTGCCGTCGTAGATGCTCACGCTGATATCGGCAGCGTTGGTGCCATCCACGTTGGCGCAGAAGATGCTATTGATCTTTAATACCTTATTACTAGCAGGAGAGTTTGTTAAAATACCAACGATAGAAGTTGTGACACCAACTCTTGCAGTTTTTCCTGTAATTGTAGTTGGATTCTTGAGATTAGGAGCTGCCATTTTAGAATATCATTCCCATCATTACTGGACTTATATCTGGAGTGGAACTACCACCTCCACCTGTAATATTTATAGTTCCAATACCTGAAGAAACGGTGACTGTGGAAATACCTGCACCTCTAAAGTCTAAGAGTGTTACTCCAGTTCCTACTGATCCTCCCGCTGTTGCAATTCCAACTCCAGAAATTAAAGTTCCTGAAGAAGATGTTACAACACCAGAAACTAATACATTACCAATTACATGAAGTTTTGATGTTGGAATTGTGGTTCCTATTCCAACTCTATCTGTAGTAGTATCCACATACAGATTTGGTTCACTTACTAAATTGGCAGTATATCTGGTTCTATTTGCCATTATGAGTTTTTAGGTATTTATAATGACGAGAGCGTCGTGAAGGGAGTAGAGAGTCATAACGTCTTACGTAAATTGAATGCTGCCAGTCCCAGCGGTAAAAATTGTCACCTTATTAGATCCAACTGTTGAAGTTGTAAAAGTAAGACCACCTCCAGGGTTGGACAAAGAAAAGGATGAGTCATAGCTAAGGATCACTACGCCAGATCCGCCATCGCCTCCTTTGCCGCCCGCCTTGCATCCGCCGCCACCGCTACCTGTATTGGCAGTACCGTTTGTTGCTGCACTTCCCCCTCCCGTTCCACCTGTTCCCCCGCCACCACTGCCGCCTGCTGCACCAGCTCCCGAATAAGCGCCTCCGCCTCCGCCTCCAGCACGAGTTACAGACGTTCCTGTTATTGATGAACTCTTTCCGTCTCCGCCGACCCCAGGGCCAGATGGTGCTGTTTGTCCGGCAGAGTTAGCACCACCGCCACCAGATCCACCATTGTTGCCTCCTGGGGTGCCGCCACCAGGGTTGCCTTGACCTGTTGTGCCCTGTCCTTGAGTTCCATTGTAAGTAGCCCCACCGCCTGAACCACCATTTCTGCCACTTGGGCCGCCATTTGCAGCGCCGCCGCCACCGCCGCCAGTTGCGCTAATAGAAGCAAAGATACTTGCAGTGCCATCACCTCCTTGCGTGTTGTCACTTTTTCCAGATCCTCCTGCTCCGACTGTTACGGAATAAGAAACACCAAGCAGGGATTTTAAGGTGCCAGTTAAGTATCCGCCTGCACCGCCGCCACCGCCCCCAGCATACACCGCGCCACCGCTTCCGCCGCCGCCACCGCCGCCAGCAATAACCAAGTACTCAATGAGAGGTGCATTGGGATCTGGCCATAAACCAGCACGCTTCGCTTCAATTTGCTGTTGCATTGTCCATATCCCAGGGACGATTGCAGCCGCCGATGTCACTCTTGGCTTTCCAAATAGCCTTCCGCTTGCGTCGTACATCAGGTGAACTCCGTTGTATTGATCAACAACTGCAGATCACCATCAGCCGATGCTTGGGCGTAGATCGACCAGCCTTCCTCCAACCAGAATCCAGTGTCCTTAATAATCACCAGTTGCGTAGCATCTGCGGGCACTGCAACAGTCTTGCAAATATATCCATGCGTTGATCCATCATATACTGATACAGAAATATCAGCAGCATTGATGCCATCTATATTACTACAAAGAATAGAATCAACACGAATGACTTTATTGCTACTTACACCATTGTTAAGTGCTGATGCAAGAGTTGTACCCACACCAACAATCACAGGTGACTTGGGTATGATAGTAATTGGACTGACTATATTGGGTGTTGCCATTTCTTATAAAACAATATTTGCGACGATTGGATGTATTCCTACTGTTCCACCTGTTATATTTATTGTAGCAATACCAGAAGAAACAGTGACATCAGAAATTCCTGATCCTCTAAAGTCGAATAAAGTAACTCCAGTTCCTACTGTTCCTCCTACTGTTGCGATTCCAACTCCAATAATACCACCAACAAACCCAACAACTTCAACAATATCATTTAATGATACTCCATCATTAAGAACAATTGAAGATCCATTTGATGCCGCATATTGATCTTCACTTAACTTTACACCATTTAAGAATACATCAACAAATCCAATAGTATAAGTCGCACTGAATGTCGTTTGACCTTCTGTTGCAACATATGAAACAACATTTTTAGACATTCCAACATTAGAACCATCTCCACCAGTAGCAGTAATCGTCACATTACCTGTGGATTGATTTACAGAAATACCAGAACCAGCAGTAATAGAAGTTACAATGCCAGTTAAGTTTACACCAGATCCATTATAAGAAGTTGCTGTTACAATTCCCACATTAATATTGGGAGTTCCAGTAAGTCCTTGAGCAACTGTTGCTATACCTGCTGATGTAGCATAAGTAGCAATACCACTAGAGGAAGCATAAGTAGCAATACCTGCTGTGGTAGCATAAGTAGCAATACCTGCTGTGGTAGCATAAGTTGCTATACCTGCTGATGTAGCATAAGTTGCTATACCTGCTGATGTAGCATAAGTTGCTATACCT